CTTTGCGAAGTGGACCGAGTTCTCTGAGAAGTATGATGAACTCAACAGCAAGGGCAAGAAACGCCCCCAAGACCGACCGATCGGTAAGTCTGATGAGAAACCACCTTCTCCTGGAGCAAACCAACCAAAAGATATGGGCGGCGAAGGTAACAGCGAGTTTGAGAAGCACACTTATGGTGCTACCCCACCCGAAGGTATCATGGATAAGGAATCTCCCAAGTCTAAGCAGTTCTACAAGGATCACCAGAAGTCTGATCCCAAGTGGGAAAACCTCGAAGACGAAGGTCACGACGATGTATCAAAAGCAGGTCGTGGTGTAAAGAGTCAATCCCCCAACCGTATGGGAAGGGACAACCGGAGTGGTGACACCAAAATCATCAACCCAATCACACAAAAAGTATAAAGGATTTTTATCATGGATTTAGGTATCATAGCATTGGCAGTTCTCGCAGTCGCAGTATTTGCGTTGTGGATGTTACTGCCATACGAGAAGGTTGAGAAAGTTATGTTGACCGAGAAGGTCGAGAAGACTGTTACTCAAACCGACGCTGAGTTGAAGAAGATGACCAAGTCACAGATTGAACTGATTGCTCGCGATGCTGGTGTTGAACTAGACAAGCGAATGACCAAAGTCAACATGATCGCAGATCTGCGAAGCAAACTTTAAGGGTATACATACATTATAACTCTTTGAGATTTGCCCATGCGTTTATTTGAACAACTTGATGAAAAGAACTTTTTATTATATGCTGCTAAGCACTACCAGAACCCTCAGTGTATTGATGCAGATGAGTTCTACGATGACCTCAACCGTTTCAAATATGTCAAACGGTTGATCAATCGATACCTTCGTGGTGGTGAACTTACCGAGAGACTTATTCTCAACCACATCGTTATCATCTTGAACATCTATGGTAATGAACCAGGAATTGTGATGTTGATGTATCGAGTTGGTGCGGAGGGTTTACCAGCACTGAAGTCCTTCCTCGTATTCTTGAGAGCAATCAAAGAAAACGAGTTGACCACAATCCAGTTAGATAAGACGGTAGCAAATAAGTTGAGAGAACTGTAAATGGGATTACTATCAAGAGCAGGTGACCTCGCATACAGTCTTAGGTTCCTGCGACTCCTCACAACTAGTTTCGATGATACCACCGCCTTCAGGTTGGGGATTATCGACGCGAAGGGTAAGAAGTTAAAGAAACCCCAAACCTCGGAAGAGAAGTCTGCCTACAACACCTTTCACCGATTGGTGTTCAGTCTCAAGAAGTTGCTGGCGAAGGTTCCTGGAGGTAGCAGTAAAATCGCGTCATATGCGGCCGCACTACTCCTACTCAAAGAGAACGATCAACTCAGTGATGAGACAATCGAGAAACTGGTTGAGTACATGGGTATCGACCCATTAGACTTTCTAGAAGAAGAAACACAATGGTTCAGGACACAGGATGGTATGCTTTCTCCTGGATCCTACACCCTCTTGTGTCCTAAACTTGTCAACACTACCTGCGAAGAGTTATGCAAGGTAGGCGACAAAGTTATAGTAGAGATGGACACATATGCTACCGATACCATCATGGGTGTCGAAGTATTCGAGGCAACTCACACTCCGACCAACCAAAAGGTCTATGTCACAGTAGGGGAAATAACAAGATGAAAACCTTTAAAGACATAAAACTTGAGATGATGACAACAGGTGACGCTGGCATACCTCAAGACACTGCCAACATCGGTTCCAAGAAAAGGAAACCTAAAATCCTCACAAGAAATTATATTGAAATAATGGGAAAGAGGAAGAAACTGGTCAAGTAATTCCTTATACATAATATCACCCCCAACAATTATGTATCCAGGATTACAAGATTATGAGCAAGAAAGAATACTTAGGCATTCAGATGGACCTCTCTCGGGACGACCTCTTCGATAAACTAGGAATTCAAAGACTCAAAGAATCATACATGCGGGAAGACGAGGAATCACCTCAAGAACGGTTCGCATTCGTATCCAAACAATTCTCATCTAATCCGGAACACGCACAAAGACTGTATGACTATGCTTCTAAGCATTGGTTGTCATACTCAACTCCTATATTATCGTACGGACGCAACGACAAGGGTATGCCCATCTCTTGCTTCCTGAACTACATTAACGATACAGCAGAAGGACTCGTCGAAAATCTTAGTGAAACTAATTGGTTATCTATGCTTGGAGGTGGCGTTGGTATTGGTTTTGGCATTCGTTCTTCGGATGATAAATCAACTGGTGTCATGCCTCACCTCAAAACTTACGACTCATCGTCTCTCGCCTACAGGCAAGGAAAGACCCGACGAGGATCATACGCCGCATACCTAGACATCTCCCACCCAGATGTGATGATGTTCCTAGAAATGCGCAAACCAACGGGAGACCAGAACGTCAGGTGTCTCAATCTCCATCATGGTATAAACATCAGTGATAGGTTCATGGATCTCATTGAGAGATGTATGACGGACTCTGATGCCGATGATGGATGGAACCTCACAGATCCACACTCAGGTGAGATCCGTGAGACAGTATCAGCGAAGGCACTGTGGCAGAAGATCCTTGAGATGCGAATGGAAACGGGCGAACCCTACATTCATTACATCGATACTTCTAATCGCGCAATGCCTGAGTTTCAAAAGAAGTTGGGGTTGAAGATTCACCAGTCAAACCTCTGCTCTGAGATTATATTACCAACGAACGAAGAAAGAACCGCAGTATGCTGTCTCTCTTCGGTGAACCTTGAGAATTACGACTCTTGGTCAAAGAACGAGATGTTCCTAAAGGATATGGCAGAGATGCTTGATAATGTCCTACAGTTCTTTATTGATAATGCTCCAGACGCAGTTTCACGAGCGAAGTTCTCGGCACAACGGGAACGTTCGATCGGCATTGGTGCCCTCGGGTTTCACGCATACCTACAGAAGAAAAATCTTCCATGGGAATGCGCGATGGCGAAGGTGACCAATAACAGGATCTTCAACCACATAAGGACAAGATTGGATGAAGCCAACCGAACCCTCGGAACGGAACGGGGTGAAGCCCCTGATGCGAAAGGTACAGGAAACAGATTTAGTCACGTTATGGCTATTGCCCCCAACGCTTCTAGTTCTATCATTATGGGAAACACTTCGCCGAGTATTGAACCCTTTCGGGCTAATGCTTACCGACAAGACACACTCTCAGGAGCATTCTTAAATAAGAATAAGTATCTTGACTCAGTGATAAAAAGTAAAGTTGAGTCAGGTGAAACCAAACAGGACTATGACGAGATCTGGTCGAGTATCATCGCTAATGATGGTTCCGCACAGCATCTTAGGTTCCTGAACCAAGAAGAAAAGGATGTCTTCAAAACAGCAATGGAAATCGACCAGAGATGGGTAATCGAACATGCTGCTGACCGACAGAAGTTTATCGACCAAGGTCAGTCACTCAACATCTTCTTCCGACCAGATGTGAACATCATGTATCTGCATGCGGTTCACTTCCTTGCCTGGAAGAAGGGATTGAAAACAATGTACTACTGTCGATCCGAGAAGTTGGGAAAGGCAGATAGAGTATCAAAGAGGATAGAACGCGAAGTGATCAAAGAATTGGATATGACTGCTATCGTAAACGACGAAGAATGCATCGCCTGCGAAGGCTGATAGGAGATAGAATGTCTAAGATTGTACTAACAGATTCAAGAGATTGCTTCAAGCCGTTTGCCTATCCATGGGCATACGAGGCTTGGTTGAAGCACGAGCAATCACATTGGTTACACACTGAAGTTCCTATGGCAGAGGATGTCAAGGATTGGCAACGCAAACTATCACATGAGGAAAAAGCATTCCTCACTAACATCTTCCGATTCTTTACTCAGGGAGATATCGATGTAGCAGGTGGATATGTGGATAACTATCTACCCTACTTCAAGCAACCAGAAGTACGCATGATGCTGATGGGTTTCGCCGCAAGGGAAGCACTTCATGTTGCCGCATACTCACACCTGATTGAGACACTGGGCATGCCAGACTCAACATACAACGAGTTCCTCGAGTATGAGGCAATGAAGGACAAGCATGAGTACTTCCTGAAGTTATCAGGTGAGAACGGGACTACCGCATCAGTCGCGGCGAACATCGCGGCATTCAGTGCTTTCACTGAGGGTATGCAGTTGTTCAGTTCGTTCATCATGCTACTCAACTTCCCACGTCACGGTAAGATGAAGGGCATGGGTCAGATCGTAACTTGGTCGATTGTCGATGAGACAATGCACGCCGAGTCAATGATCAAACTGTTCCGACAGTATGTGGAAGAGAATATCGAGATCTGGAATGACGAACTAAAGGGAACCATCTACGGCATCGCTGAGAAGATGGTTGAGTTAGAAGACAAGTTTATCGACCTCGCGTTTGCTATTGGTCCGATGGAGAATCTAACTGCTGAAGATGTCAAGCAATACATCCGATACATCGCTGACCGTCGACTCATCTCATTGGGTATGAAGGGTCTGTTCAAAGTTAAAAAGAATCCACTACTGTGGGTAGAAGAAATGATCAACGCACCAACCCACACAAACTTCTTCGAGAACCGTGCTACAGATTATGCTCGGGGTGCTCTAGAAGGTGACTGGAACGATGTTTGGGGTACTGCTGCGTAATGGAAGAAGAATCTTATGTGATCGCGTGTGAGGTCTGTGAAACCACATGCGAAGTGATGACAGAAAATGATTTCGAGACACCGGCGTATTGCCCTTTCTGTGGATCAACAATCGCAACAGAGGAATAAGGATGTATGAATACCGTGCTACACTACTTAAGATTATCGATGGTGACACCGTTGATGTGGACATTGACCTTGGTTTTGGTATTGTCCTCCGCGATCAGCGTATCCGTCTATATGGGATTGACACACCTGAGTCGAGGACTAGAGATCTCGAAGAAAAGAAGTGTGGAAAACTTGCAGCGCAATACATCGAAGACCACATCAAAGTGGGGTCCAATTTCACTCTTCGCAGTAGACTTGACCAGAAAGGAAAGTACGGACGCATCCTCGGAGAGTTAATTTGTTTCGTTCCCGAGTTCGACCGTGAGATGTCACTCAACCTCGCAATGGTAACAAAGAAACTTGCTGTGACATATCATGGTCAGTCCAAGAAATCAATTGAAGCAGAACATTTGAAGAACCGTGAGATTCTATATGAAAAAGGATTGGTTGTACGAGGGTAAACCCTTCACACCTGAATATGAAGATCTAGACCCTGAGTATGTGGGATTCATATATAAAATAACAGACACAGAAAAGGGTCACCAATACATTGGGCAGAAGCGACTACGCAAACCCAAGACACTCCCTATAACCAAATCGCGCAAACGGCGGGTCAAAACAGTCGTTGAGAGCGATTGGCGTTCATACTATAGTAGTAACGCACTGATCAAAGAGAATGTTGCACAGGGAGATACAGAGAGGTACGAGAGGGAGATCATTCGGTTCGGTTACTCAAAGGGTGATCTCTCATATCTAGAAACGGTGGAGCAGATAAATCATGGAGTTTTATTTGACCCTAAGTACTTGAACGGAATTCTAAACTGTAGAATCCATCAGAAACACATTAGCAAGCGATTGAGAAAGGAACTAGGATATGATTACTGAACAACAGAAAGGCAAACGTTCGAAGCAGTTATACGAACTATTATCATCTATCGACGTATTGGATACTCGCGAAGAAAAGATCGCCACCATCCAAGGTATCGTCAGGCACTACCCCGCATTCAACGACTATGTTCGTTGTATCTTCGATAAGAAAATCGAGTTCAACCTACCAGAAGGTCGACCCCCATTCACTCCTTCGAGTGAGGCACACCCCACTTCTTGGAATAAAGAACATATGCGGTTGCCATACTTCGTGAAGGGTGCTGGTCGTGATGACATCAATCCTGTGAAACGCGAAAGTATGTGGATACAGTTGTTGGAAGGTATCCACCCAGAAGATGCTGTGATTATCGCGGACATGACTGACCGTCGACTCCCACGAGGAAGCACTCTCACTAAGAAATTATTGAATGATGCGGTTCCTAATTTAATTCGATAAATAAATTTCAAATAACGCTTTACAGGTCATTCTGGGCCTGTATAATAAGAGCTGTACACTGAGACGGGTGAATACTAATGCCACTGTATGATCTAAAGAATATCGATACTGGTGAAGTTGTTGAACACTTCATTAGTATTTCTGATATGCAAGAACTAATTGCTACAGGTAAGTGGGAGCAGGTTCTTTCTGTTCCACATCATGTATCAGAAGTAGGGGATGTCTTCAGTAAGACTCCTGATAGTTGGCGGGATTTGGCAAAGAGTATCAAGAAAGGTTCAGGTTCAACTGATACTATCAAAGTATAAATATCTGTACCACACCGAGGACTAATCAATGACACCTAGAAGTAGAGAAAGAGTATTTGAGCAACTCAAGATCGATGAAGGAGTAGTCTACGAAGTCTACCTTGATCATCTTGACTATCCTACATGCGGAGTCGGTCATTTCATTGTTGAAGGTGACTATGAGTATGGTAAGGAAGTTGGAACACCTATCTCAGTAGAAAGAGCATTTGAGTTATTCAATGTCGATCTTAACACTTCAATCTCAGAATGCCAAATTCTTTATGGTGCCGCATGGTTCTACCTACCTGATGAAGTCCAAGAGATCCTAGTCAACATGCTATTCAATATGGGTCGACCCCGACTCACAAAGTTCAAGAAAATGAATGCTGCGATCGAAGCGGGTGATTGGAAGACTGCCTCAATCGAGGGTCGCGACTCCCTTTGGTACAAGCAGGTTGGCAACCGAGCAAACCGACTGATGTCTAGACTCGAGGTTGTTGGAATCTAGGGCTTGTCATCCCATTCTTGAACTGTATAATTGTTTGTTATGAAAAGATTAATATATCAAGTATCAGTAGGAACACCCTCCGACCTGTACAAGAAATGTACTGAATCAGCGAGGGACTACTGTGAGAAGTACGGCATTGACCATGTCGTACAGACCACACCTATCCTGCGAATCAAACCCGACGTCTTCACCACAAACCGTAGTCCAGAATCCTACGGGCGTTTCGGATACCTTCCTATCTATGAGAAAGAAAATGCGTTCGACTACTTCCAGAAAGGTTACGACCAGATCGCAATCATCGATGCCGACATCTACATTCGTCCTGATGCTCCTAATATCTTCGACGATCTGGGGAGTGATTATGACTTCGGTGCTGTTGTAGAACGGGACATGCCCATCAGTGGACAGTATGCCATGAAGATTCGCAACTACTCCCGCATGCAATACAACGGTCTCAGTGGAGTAGATTGGGACTGGCAAGACTGGGGCGCGAAGTTCTACAACATGGGTTTGATGGTGATGAACAAATCAATCGTCCCCTACTTCAAAGGGCAGAATGCCCGTCAATTCCTCGACAGACCTGAGTTCAAAAGGTTTGTTGACGGCGAAGGTGCTTGGAAATGGAGCACCGACCAGACCCTGCTCAACTGGTGGGTCAAAAAAGAAGCAATGAAAGTAAAAGACATGAGTTGGAAGTGGAACGCACTCTACAAGGGTGTGAAGGATGAATACATCCCCGAAGCAAATTTCGTTCACTTCTTCCTCAAAGATAAACTACCTGATCGGGGTGAGAACGTCGATCAATTAATGAAGGACATAAACCGTGGAAACTGAAATGATATTCCGTGTCGGTATGGTTGTCATTATGGGAATCGCTGGTGTCGCAATCGCCGCAGGACTCGTCAGTGTTATTATCGAGTTGAGTAAAGGTGACCCAAGTGATTAATGCTACCCTAGATCATTGTAAGACACTACCAGAATGGTATGCTAGTATACGAGAGCAACACGAGGAGGCGCACGGACACGAGTACTGCCATCAGCATGATGCTATGCAGAAACTCATGAAAGATTGTAACTCCTATCGTGAACTCGGTACCCATCAGGGGGCATCACTCGCAGCAGCATGCCTCACTAACCCCAAGAGTGCAACAGCAATCGATGTTGACTTACACCGATGGCAACCATTCGAGTCAGTGTTCCGAGCATACTGCGAAGAGAATGACATCGACCTCAAAGTAAAGCAGATGAGTTCAACTGAACCCAAGTCCGCTGGTCCGACCGACCTGCTACTTATCGATAGTTTGCACAACGCGAACCATCTGATCAAAGAACTAAACCTGCACCTCCCCTATACTCGCAAGTATGTGGTTCTACACGATACTTCGATTCTACACGGTTTCGCGAACGATGCTCTGTTCCGAGTTGTGAAAGACTACTGCTCTAGGATCAATCCTTGGGAAATCAAAGAGCACAATACCACCAACGTGGGTTACACCGTGATGGAGAACACTCTGAATGTCTAAGATAGTTTTCATCTCCTACCCCAAGTCGGGTAGGACATGGATCCATAAGATATTCGAGAAGTATGAATCCTTCTCCGGATCTAAAGTAAAGCAGGGTGATAAAGTCATCAGGACACACCTCGGATACGGTGGTAGCGAACAGAAGAAAATCAAACAGGTGAAAGAGGTTGACTCAGCGCAGTACGTTTTGCTGACCCGAGACAAACCCGATACACTCGTTTCTTTTTACCACGACGAGAAGGTCCGCAAGTTTCGTGGTGGTGCCAAAGGATCGATCGACGACTTCGTCCTCGAATACAAACCACTGATCGATAGGTTCTACGGTGAAATCGAGAACTATGATTTCGACTACCAGTTTGCCTATGAGGATATGCAGGATTCCCCACTCGAGACAGTCCTACCGTTTGCTCACCTAATCTACGGTGACAGTGATGTCGACATTGGTACACTACGAAGGGCGATTGAGTTCTGTGATTTTGACAACCTAAGTAAACTTGAGAGGGAGAACAAAGAAGACATGCAAGTTATCCCTGCTCACAAGAAAAACAATTTCTACAAGACAAGGAAGGGGCAGGTTGGAAGTGCCCTTGAAGAACTCAAACCGGAGACACTTAAAAAACTACTATGAAAGCATATGTTATCACTCTGATGGGCAACAAAGCATCAGAACAACTCGCAGAGAATGTCGAGCAAAGCATCCTAGATACTGGATCGCAACTCGAAATAGAAATCTTCCCCGCGACTACACCGGAAACACTGGGCGATCACATACGCGAAACCTTCGGGAAGACAGTCCCTTGGACTTGGTCGTCATCCCCCGAAGAAGATCATATGGATTTCAATACCAACCTATTCAAGAAGTCATACAAAGCAGCAGACCAGATGCGAGTCCGTGCCTGTGCTGTGAGTCATGCTAGACTGTGGCACAAGATTCATACAGAGAACGAGTGTGCCGTTGTCCTAGAGCACGACGCGACATTCGTCAAGAAGTTTGATCCAAGCAAATACATCCACAAGAAGTGGGGTGTTCTAGGGTTGAACGATCCTCGCGGTAATACCCGTAAGTCACAACGGTTCCACGCAGCAGTTGATGCCAGTGGTAAAGGTGTCCACGACATCCCGACCATTGACTTCGAAGGTGAGTTGCCCCTTCCTATGGGACTCGCTGGTAACTCTGCCTACATAATTAAACCACATGCAGCAGGAAGACTGATCGAAAAGATCGAGGAGATTGGTCTCTGGCCAAACGACGCGATCATGTGTAAGCAACTATTCCCTAGTTTGCTCAAGGTCACTAATCCCTACTACACCAACACACAAACCAATGTTTCGAGCACAACACAATGAAAGCAT